GTTGTACACCATAAGTTCTACTTGCTGTTGTAGTAATAGCACTAGCAGCTGTTGTTTGTACTGCATTATCTTCTAATTTTACCGTACCTAAAGTAGTAGATGTAGCTTTTCCTATAGCTGCAGGTATATCACTAGTTAAGGCAACTGTTCCTGTAGCGTCAGGTAATGTTATTGTTCTATCAGCTCCTGCACTTGTTTGTGCTTTAAGTGTGGTATCATATGAACCACCTTCAAATACTATTGCTTGATCTGCAATAGGAAATCTAAGACCAGTATCGTATATTTTAGCAATTTGACTTCCACCACCTCCTATAAAATCAAATATACCAGTAGCACCAGTACCAGTTCTT